TGGATGATCCCCGCGCCCGTTCGTTTTTTTTACCTGCCCCTGATCCACGGCATCGGGCGCCGTGTAGAGCAGCAGCTCGTTGAGCGTCTGGAGCACGCGCGGAAAGGCGCGAATCCCGCCGAGCGCGTCAATCAGATCGTCGACCTGGTCGACCGTCACGTCATCGTGGTGCCGCCGGAGCGCGCCCCAGACGAGCACCACGATGTCCTCGACGTCTCCCGACGACGCGCCTTCGACGACGTCCTTGAAGGTGCGGCGCCCGCCGCTCGCCCGCACCGCGGCCTGAATCTGCCGCAAGGCGCCCATGCCCAGCGCGAGCGTGTAGGTCGTGCCGGCGATGTCGAGATCGACTTCGCCCCGTTCCGGATTCGCGGCCATGCGGTCCCCTTACGGCAGGTCGGCGGAGAAATCGCGGAGCGGCGTGATCCCGGCCGAGAAGTCGACCTTCGCATCGACGCCGACGGTCCCAGGCTGCCAGCGGCTGACCACGCCGCGGAACGGGATCTCGAGGCCCGGCGACGACCCGTCATTCAGGACGAGCTTGAAGTTCGCCTCCGTGCGCGTGCGCCAGAGGGCGGCCAGCCCGCCGTTGGTGAAGCCGTCGCCGCCGGCGTTGCTCTGACTGCCGTGCGCCGGGCGCCAGTTGCCCGTGATGCCGAACTCGCCCGAGCTCCGCATCCCGGCCATTTTTTCGGTGTGGGCATCGGGACTCCGCAGGTGCGTGATGTCGATGATGTTCGTCGTCATCTCGCCGAACGTAATCTCGTTCACGTCGGCGATCGCGGCGTAGTCTTCCGGGGACGCGCCGCCCTGGCCGACCAGGAGTTGCGCGCCATAGCCATTGATGGCCTCGCCGGCATAGTAGGTATCGGTGACATCAGCCATGAGATCGTCTCCTGTTACTCGTGGAACCAGACCAAGACATCGACTTCGACCCGGAGCATCCGAGTCTCAGCGTCGTAGCTTTCGCGCAAGTCGTCCGCGAGAATCGCGGAGACCGCGAGCCCCGAGAGATCGCCCGTGAAGCCCACCAGGCCGGACGGGGCGCCGGTAGTGAGTTCGCCGCGCACCGCGGCGGCGAGCGTGTGGACGGTGTCGTAGGGATCGGGGCCGTGCGTCTCGGACTCGATGGCGTCGATCTGCACACGCGATCGGCGCAGCCAGTCGTCGCCGCGCAGTTGCATCGTCGAGACGCGATCGATCTCCTGCAGCCGCAGCGCCGGCGCCGTGACCGACTGCGGGAACTTGAGCGTATAGATGCGCGTGCCGGTGATCGCCGTCCCCGCCGGCAGGGTGACCAGCCGATCGCGCAAGGCTTCGCAGAGCGTCATGCGTCACCGCCCGCGGGCGCGCCGGCCACGTCGAACCGTTCCATCAGTGCCCAGAGCTCGCGCTTGAGAATCGACAGCGCCTCGCCGCCGGTACTGTCGAACGCCGGCCGCATGAACGGCTGCGCCGCCTGCTTGACCGTGCCGTATTCGAGGAAGAGGCCGTAGAAGTACTTCGCGTTCGGGCCGACCGCGACCGCGGCCTGGAACTCGTCGACCGCTTCCCAGCGCCCGCCCGCGACCGAGCCGACGCGCCGCTCGGCGGCAATCACCATGCTGTCCTGGATGTGCGGCGCCACTGGGCCTCGCGGCGCGAGTTGTTCCATGCGATCGCGCATCGGGACGGCCGCGGCTTTGAGCGCGCCGTAGAGCGCACGCCGCCGCACCGTGAGCGCGACCGCGTTGAGCGCCCGCGCGAGCTCGGCGCCGCCGGTGAGATTCATTTTGACGTTCACGGCGCCTCCACCTGGCTGTGGACTTCCGTGATGAGCTCGAGCACGCGGTGGCGGCCGACCGGCTGTGCCGCGAGAATGTCGTAGACCCGGCCGAGGTACGCGAGCCGCCGGAGCTTCGGCACATCGACGCGCTCCGGATCCATGTCGGCGCGGTACGCCATCTGCCAGGACGTGGTGCCGAGCGCGAGGTCGGCGTCGGTGCGGGCGCGTTCGACGGCCTCGAGGTCTTCGCGCGCCATCGCGACGGTGGCGAGATCGGTCCACTCGTCCTCGGTCGGAAAGCCCGAGTCGCTCTCGCCTTCGGTGAGCGCCTGGAGCGTGACCCACTTGTCACGCGCCCCGGCGCCGGCAGCCGACCGATCGCGGCGGTATCTCATCGCGCGCGACTCCACTTCCGCGTGTCGCCGTAATGGTCCTTCACCCAGGGCAGCGCTTGCGCGTGCCGGCCCCACGGGTCGTAGACACCGTGAAAGTTGACGATGCGCGTGCCGGCCGGGAGGGTGCCGCGGTGACGCGGGACCTCGAAGTGGCGCCGGAACGAGAGCACGCCGTCCTCGGGCGTGAAGACGGGTTGCCCCGGGCCGAGGACATGCGAGATCCACGCTTGATCGCCGCCCCGGCCGCCGGCCTGGAAGGCTTCACGCGGCGAAGTGTCCGGGTTGAACGTGTCCCAGATGTCGGTGCGCGTGCCCGGCGTGTGCAGCCAGAGACTCGCGTTGTAGTGCTGCTTGCCCGGCCAGTCGGTCTCGTTCCAGATCACGAAGTCTTCCGGCCGCTCGAAGAGCGGCGTCAGATCGCCACAGATCACCGTGTCGAGGTCGAGCGACACGTAGCGGTCGCCGAACCAATGCCGCGCTTCCGCGGAAAAGGCCCGGAGCCGCACGTAGCAGCTCGGCCAGTTCTTGCCCTCGGGCGGCGGGATGTGGAGCGCGTCCTGCCAGATCGGGTGCGTCTCGATGCCGTCGAGCCCGCGCGGGTCGTCGGTGACGCAGACGAAGCGGTGCGGCGCGGCGTAGTGCGTCGCGACCATCCGCTTGAGCGCGTGCACCGTCTCGGCCGGGTAGGTCGAGCGGTAGCCCTTGGGCGGCGTCCAGCGCCAACAGACGACGGTCAACATGCGACCTCCGCGGGCAGGGCGTCGGCCAGCGGGACATTCGGGAAGGTGTGCAAGTGCGACGACGGCGTGCAGTTGAGGACCTCGATGCCGTGCGCCTGGAGCGCGGGCGCGAGCGTGAGGTACTGCGCGCGAAACTGGGCGTACTGCTGGTCGGTCGTCTGGTGGAGCACCGCCGGATGCGCGCCGAAGAAGTGCGCCTTCCCGCCGACGCGGCCCAGGCTGTACCCGAGGAGCAGGATCCGCCGCGCGCCGAGGTGGACGGCCAGGTTGATGGCGGCGTACCCGGAGTGCCGGCCGGTCCGGAGGCCGCCCGGATCCAGTTCCAGCCCGTCCTCGCCGGTATGGACGAGGACCTGGACGTCGGCGTGCTTCGGGATCGGCGAGGCGTCGCCGGGCCGCCAGCCGATACTCACCTTGACCCCGGTGAACGCCTGGACGGTCCTGGACGGCCCCACGACCGCCCACCAGCGGCGATCGGAGCTGTAGAGGACGTCGGCCCAAGGCACCAGGCGGATCGCGTCGTTGACGGCCACCACGGGCACCCGGCCCCGGAGCGGCTGTACCGCCAGGTCCGTCAGGGTCGGCCCGCTGGCGACGACGGCCACCGTGGCGCCGGGAAACGTCGGGAGGCTAGGCAAGGCTCGGCCTCCGGAGGCTGTGCAGTTTGCGCCGGATGTTCGGCTTGAGCCAGGCGCCGGCCTCGACGTTTTCGAGTCGCAGGTCGGCGTCGTCGCCGCGGAAGCGGTAGTAGTCGCCGAGCGTCTCGAGGATGGCCGCGACCACGATCGCGTACTCGAGGTCCGCGGTCGGGTCGGTCGCCGTGTCCCACTCGTTCTCTTCGCGGTCGAGGTACGTGAGGATCGACGCGGTCGCCGAGGCGAGCTTGAGGGTGATGTCCTCGAGCTCGGCCGCGAGCATGTCGGCGTCGAGCTTGAGGTGCTGCCGCGCCTGCTCAACGGTGACCAGGGTCGTCGCCATCAGTAGCGCACTCCCGGCAGCCCTTGCGCGCCGCGATCGCCGGACTTGCCTTGCGGCCCGGCCGGTCCCCGCTTGCCGGGCTCGCCGCGCTTGACCGCCAGCGCCCACGCCTTCGCCGTCTCGATCGGCTTGACGCCGGTCGCTTCGGTCGCAATCCAGAGCGACCCGCTGAACGTCACCGCGTCGCCGACCT